CGCCTTGGCCCGGCGATGATGGCTCGCCTTGGCCCGCCGTAGATGGTGCTGCGCGCTGTGCCTGCGCTGATGTGCGTGCGGCCGGTGGCCGGTATGCGTCTTCCTTGCCCGCTGTAGGTGCCGGTGGAGGTGCCCGTATTGGGTAATCAATGCGGGCACCTCACCTAGCTAGGGATTAGAACGTCGGGGCAACCAGACCGGTACCGGAAATCACGGAAATAGACGCCGGGTAGCGCGCCGCCTGGAAGCTCATGTAGTTGTACAGACGAACGAAAACCGACATCTGAGCGGCGTACGTCTGGGCAAAAGCCTCCGCCTTGACGTTGCCCTCCCAGAGCATCAGGTCCGCCATACGCGCGACGACGATCACGTCCTGGTTAGTGCCAGCGCCCTGGTTGGTCGGGATCGTGGCGTCCACGTAAACCGGGAGACCCATGATGTGGCCCACGTAGCCCTGAGAAGCCACCGCGCCAGGGTTTGCCATGGCATTGAACGGGCCAGCGGTGTCCGGGACGACCAGCGGGCGGCTCTGGCTGTCCAGGGACGCGAGGCACCATGCCCACCGCGACGGGTGCATGATGATGGTGTCCGGCGGCAGGTACCGCTTCGTGTGGATCTGCTGGATTGCTCCGGCCAACTTGCTGTAGAGCAGGCCAAGAGTCGGCGACGCCGAAGTGAAGGTAACGGCGTTAGTACCCGACAGAGTCAGAATGCCCGTGGGCTGGCCGCTAGAACCGGAACCGGACAGGACCAGCGTGTTGAGCTGAACCGCGTAGGCTGCCGCGAGATCCGCCAGCACCACATCGTCAATGTTTAGCGGAGACTGCTCAATGAGCTGGAGAGAAACGGTCTGGCCACCGGCAATAGTGGTGATACCCGAGCTAACGGAAGTCGTGCTGAGATCCGTCTGCTGAACGCCCGTGTTCTGTGTGGTCTGAACGCCAACCGCAGTACCGGTGTTAATCTTCGGGATGTTGATCGAGTCAGTACCCGGCGGCAGCGGGAAACTCGGCGTGAGGTTAGCCGTAATCCGCCCCGGACGCGCCAGCTTGACGAACTGATCCTCCAGCCATCGAGGCGGCACGAATTCACCGCCAGCGCCGTTTACGGTCGAGATGGCGCGATACTCGGCGTCAGCGAGGCGGCCACGTGCATTTCGCTCCAGGCGGTCGCGTGCGGCAAGGTCGCCGGTGTTCTTTACGTTCCAAAGGTCGCGGAAGTACGACTGGCCACCAAGACCGCTCCGGTAAATCTCCGGCTCGCTGGTGACCTTGACGCTCGGCGCGTAACGCTTCGCCATCTCGGCGGCAGCGTCGTCCGCCTTGATCTGAGTGTCCAGCTCCTTGGCGCGCTCATCAAAGGCGCGAATCTCAGCCTCCAGCGCATCAAACCGACCGGACTCATCCTCACTGAGACCCCGGGACTCAGTCCGGGCAGTCTCCAGGAGCGCAGTAAGCTCCTCATTCTTGGCGGAACGCTTGGCCAGAATGTCGGCCACGGCTTCGCGCTTATTCATGCATGCTCCTAGCAAGGGGCACCGCCAGATATCTGGCGGTGGGTTAGAGATTCAGCGCGCGAAGGCGTGCACTGTAGAGGGAGAGATCGGCGGAAGTCGCCGGAGAGGAGCCGGACGCGTCGGCCCGGCTGAGAAAGTCACGCATCCGTTCAAGCGGAAGGGACTGGAGAATTTCGTCCACGTCACGGCCGCGCAGAGAAGCGCCAGCAGTAGCAGGGTTGGCGCCGAAATTGACCACGCTCACATCGCCCTTATGGAGATCAACCTCGGTGATATCGCGCTGCGTCCAGTCAGGAGACCACTCCTGAGAGGTCACACGGAAACCAAAGGACATCTCGTCAACGTCCTTGCGCTCCATTGCAATCTGAAGATCCCGCACAGATGGGGCACGCGGGTCTAGGTCAGCCTCCACATGGAGCCCCATGGAATCCTCAGCGAGCCGAAGCGTGCCGCTCTTCGTCCGTGCGAGCGTGAGCCCACCGTGGTTGACGTAGAACGGGACATCAGCGCCGCTGGCAAGCGTCCGGGCGAACGCACCGCGCCGGATAACCTCGGTGTAATCACCAAGGAAGTCGTACATCTCGTACGGCGATTCGGTCACGCTGGCATAGCCGGTGAACCGAAGCGTCTTACCGTCGTCCGCCGACCGAAGTTCGGCCCCCTCATACGGAACCGAGCGGCGTTCGGAAACGCCCTTGAGTCCCGCACGAGCGGAAAAGTCATTCATTACAGAACCGCCCCCAATGCGTCCGCCTTCGGAGCAGACGGCGAAGCCTCGGTGTCCTTCATGGGCTTGACGTTGCTGTTAAGCGGCGCGTTGATGTCGTCCCCGCCGTCAACGGGCTTGTAGTTCTCCAGTGCACGAATTTCGTTCGGCGTCAGAATTCCGGCCGATCGGGCAGCGCTGTAGACGGCATAGCGTCCAGCGGTATCCGTGCGGAGAAGCGCATCAGCGTTAAACTTGGCCGTGTGCGGGCGAGCCAGCATGGCCGACCACGCGTCCTCAATCCGGCCGAGCCACGGAGACAGCGTGTAGGCGAGGAACCCTAGACCCTGCTGCTCAATACCGGTGCCCCAAGACGTTGTCTTGTCTACCTGGCCGAGCATGTGCGGCGGAATACCGAACAACATCGCGATATCCAAGTTTTGCGCCGCACGCGTTCCGAGGAATTGCGCATCATCGGGAGTCACTGAAATGGGTTTCCACTCAGCCCCGCCCGAAAGGACACCGACCGTATGGGAGTTCCGCAGGCCACCGTGCGAAGCTGTGAAAGACTCCTTGAGCCCGCGTGCGCGCTCCTTGTCCAGGTCGCCCGGAACGTGGATGATGCCGCTCATATGTGCCCCGCTTCCGAAGAAACGGGCGCCGAATTCCTCAGCGGCCAGACCAAGCCCGATTGCCTGCTTAGCGTGCGTAATTACGCTGATGCCGGTCGGCGACTCGGGATAGCACATTCCCATGATGTGCACGACATCGAAGGCGTCCACGGGAACACGGTCAATCGTGTATTCCCGCTCGCCCTTGTCGTTGAACTGGCAATCGACACGATCCGGGTGAAGCACGCGCAACCGCGTTGGCCGGTTAAGGTGATCCCGCGACAGAACAAGGCAATAGGCGTTACCGCGCAACAGGAGCGACACCATGATTTGCGACATGCCGAGACGACGCGTCGGACAACGGGTGTCATTCGCGCCGCCAAAGGGATCGCCCACTACGAGCGGCGGCGGCTCAATTGTCTTCCGAATTTCGCCATCCGCGCGGACGGCATCAAAGGGAAGATTCGCCACGGCGTCCGAAAGAATGCGCACACACGCCGAAACGGCGATTAGCTGCATTGCCGTGTCTTCAGTGACCGGAACGCCAGAGCTGGCCACAGCGGCAAGACTGCCATTCGACGGAATCGCCCAAGGGTCACCCCCGCCGGACGGAGCATAGAGACGCTTCTCTACCGCGCGGCGGAAGATGCTCACCGGTCAATCACCCAACCAATCAGGATGAGTGCAGCGCCAAGCAGGAGTACGCCAGCCGCAACATTCCAAGACCAGACAGCGCCAACGACGCAACCGATACCGGCCACGTCGGCAGCTTCGGACAGCACACGGCGTGTGATGTGGATACGCTTCACACGTCCTCCAATGTGCAGGGGTAAGCACCGCCAGAATTCTGGCGGTGGTCTAGAGGTCATTCCATGACCAAAACTGTGGTTCCGGCTCACGCTCCGGCTCCTGACATGCGCGATCCAGCCCCATGACCGCAGAAACGGCCAGGTCGATCTTGCGGGGGCTGCCCTTGGCGTCTTTACTGAGCCTGCTACCGCGCGAATCCGTTCGAATCACGCAGTTGCCAATGTGGCGGGCTAGCCGAAGGTCGCCGGAATGGGTGTGCGCGCGGTTCATAACGGATTCGTAGAACCGCTGCGTTGCCGGAGTCATGCGCGCGGGGCTTTGAGGGAACTCCACTACCGGCAAGCCCTCAGATTCGAGAACCTGATAAGAGCGAGCCCAGCGATACGGGTCGCAGACGATTTCGCGAACCTGCCAGCGACGACATGCGCGCCGGATTTCGTCCTCAACGTCGATAATTGGGACGGCCCAGTCATTTCCGGTACCCGTGGGCTTTTCCCAAGCGGCTACAACGTCAATGTGGGGCTTGTCATCCTCGCTCTGCGGGCAGGAAACAACGCACAATGCTGTGCTGTCGTTGTTGAACGACCCGTCGAAGGAAAGTACGACTTCGGCGCCGTCCGGAATAGTCACGGACGAGTCTTCGCAGGCTTCCCACGCGCCAGCGGGCAGCCAGGCTTGCGCCGTGCTAGTCCACTGATTCAACCGCTTGGTGCGGAACTCATTCTCCGGCGTCCGCAGAACGGCCGCTTCGAAGTCCTCGGCAGCCACAATGTCCCCGAAACCAGGGTTTGCAGCTTCCCAAACAGCGGGGTCGGTGTGGTCGGCACCTTCCGGCGCTCCCCACCATTCCGCGTAGAACGACGGGTCCACGATTTCACCGCTGGCCACGCGCTCCGCGTACTGGTACATGCCGTAGCAGAGGGAATCCTGCCCGCTGGAATCCGACTTCACGCCAGCGGTAGTAATTCCGACCATTAGCGGCTCAGCGCGCGCACCTGTAGACAGGGCTAGAACGTCCCAAAGCTCACGAGAAGGCTGCGCGTGCACCTCATCAAACATGACGAGCGTGGCGCTCAGACCTTCCTTGGTGAATGCCTCCGCCGAA